AGTCGCCTAGCTCTTCATTCCAGCCGTAGAGTAGCCCGTCCTCTGGATAGGGAACCGGAGCTTCCCATTGGCACGTATCCTCGTTCAACGTAAAGGAAGGGAATGGTTGCGGAGGTATAAAGGCATCCAGTGTCTCGTCATAGCGATAGCCAATGCCCGCATAGTTCTTGCGAATGTTGCCGTTGTAGGAAGTTCTCACGCAAGTCTTTCCGTGCAGGTTGCCGTAGTAAGCCTCCCAGTCGGAGATGCCGTCTACAACTTCGTACTCGTGACGGCCTACTATGACCTGAGTGACAATGTTGTTCTCATCTAAGAATGCGTAGTGTGCCATGTTTTCTCCTAGAACCTAATGCTACCCGAACCGCTAGTAAATTCGTAACGCTTCCAAGTGCCGTCATCTGAATAGCTGTAAGTCAAGCCTGGATCGATGTAGTCGATGATGCGGGCTAAAGATGGATAGCGTAGAACTATAATTCCAGAGCCTCCGGCTGTAGCGGGAAAACTAGCGTCGTAACCACCGCCTCCGCCACCGCCTGAATTTACAGTCGCTGGAGTTGCTTGTGATGATTCGCCGCCCTGTGCATCATTGCGTGAACCATCTCCCCCGCCATCGCGACCGTATCCGCCTCTACCATTTCCAGTTCCAGCTGACCCGCCTCCGCCTCCGCCGCGACCGACTGATGAACCGAGAATAGAGCTTGCAATTCCATAGCCCGCATCGAATCCTGTAGCGTCAGTCGAAGCTCCGCCTCCGCCACCGGCCGTATAAGTAACTGGAAAGTTAGCTCCTTGTGCGCCATCGCCGCCATCGTTACCTTGGTTTGTTGTGCCGTTGCCTGGAACAACTCCTACAATGGCTTGCGAGCCTCCGCCTGAGCCACCATCGCCAGCAGTTTTCGTGCCTGAAGTACCGTTGCCACCTTTACCACCACCGATCGCAGTAAGGTCTCCAAAGATTGAATTAGTACCATTCGAATTGACTCCGCCCCCAGCGCCAACTTGAATTGTAATTGATTCGCCGCCGAAATAAGTTAGTTGTGCTAATGATGAACTAGGGCCACCACTCTGTTCCCCTGGCATCGAGGCTAGGTAGCCACCTCCACCACCGCCAGCGCCAGCATTTTGACCGCCACCACCGCCACCGGCTATACATAAATAGTCAAGCTGAAACGGCTTCGTTCCGCTCACTATGTAAATCGGAATCATGCCGATACTTGTCCAATGACGCGATACTCATTAGCATCTGTCTTTATTACCGAAGCTGGAGCGTAAGGCGTGTGAATGTAGAAGGTGACTCCCGTGCCTGCGGTTCCTGCACCTGCCCAGTCAGTCACGCCTGTTCCTGCTGCAATGTAAACCGTGCCTGAAGTATTGCGAAGAATGTCCACTCGATCACCGACATTGGTCAAAACATCTGGAACCGTCACCGTGCCAGTGGAAGTCATGTTGATAACCGTATTTAGGTCGTTGGCTTGCGCCGTGTAGCTTGTTGTTTTGTCTGTTACCGTTGTCTCAATAAATGCAGCCTTTACGTCACCAAATGCGGCGTCCGCAGTTCCACCTGAGACATAAGCCTGCCCTTCGGTTCCTCCCACGATTGGAACGATAAGATCGGTCCACGCTGAGCCGTTATAGTACTGGTATTTGTTATCGTCCTGGACCCAGCTAAGCATTCCCTCGGTAGGAACAACGACTGCGGTTGAGCGAACTGCCGAGGATGCAAACACCATAACCGTCTGATCCTGTAGGTAATCCTGCACGTTCGAAGCCGTGATGACCTCGCCAGGTGTCCATGTTCTATAACCGCTCATTATTCCTCCAAGTCAATTCTAGCTAAAGCTAATCGTGTCTGAGCCTGCGGTAAAGGTTGTAACTTTATTACTTCCCACTGTAACCGTCGAACTCGTCAAACCAGCGCCTACTGAAATCGTGTATGCAGCAGGGTAACGAATGATGACTACCCCAGATCCACCAGCAAATGCAGTGCCCCAACTTCCTCCGCCTCCGCCGCCGGTATTTACCGTCCCAGCTGAACCGCCAGTTGCCACCGAATAAGCTCCAAGCCCGCCGCCTCCAAGTCCACCCGTTGATTGCGATGCTGACCAGCCACCACCGCCGCCACCGCCGCCTCTATAAGTTGATGATCCTGTAATGGTTGAGGCAACTCCATCGCCGCCATTTCCACCAGTATTTGAGCCTCTGGCATTAGCATTTTGTCCAACTGCTGAAGCACCGCCGCCGCCGCCTAGAGCCAATCTTTGACCATAGCCACCTGCGTAGCCTTGATTAGCTGTTCCGGCTCCTCCTGCAACTGTTCCAGACCCGCCGTCCGGAAAACCACCACCACCGCCAGAACCTCCAGCTGCACCATTTTGTGATGAGTCTCCACCACCACCGCCACCGCCAACTGTTGAAATTGTGCTGAATACTGAAGTGCCCCCAGAGCCTCCAAGAATACGACCACCTCCAGCACCAGCGGTTCCTCCAGCACCTACGGTTACGGTGTAACTTGTGCTAATAGATAAAGTCAAGGCTGTTTCAGCACTTGCGCCGCCGCCAGAAGTTCCTGCTGAAGTTCTATAACCTCCAGCTCCACCGCCGCCACCGCCGCCTCCAGCCCCGCCAGCTATAACTAGATAATCGCAAGTAAATGTCGGTGAAATGGAAGTGTAGAACTCTTTCCAAGCACCAGAGATTTTGACGTGACCAGAATCGACATCTTTCCAAGCGCCAGAAACCTTGACGTGTAGTGAATCTACGTCTTTCCAGCTTCCGCTTATCTTTGTATGCGCTGTCACGCTATCCCCTTATGGTGTGTAAACCAACCAAACGTCTCCGTCTGATCCACCGCTAGGCGCTGAGGTTGAGAGATAAATGTTGCGGACTACACCCGAACCTGCGGCTGCGGTAGTTACTTGACCGTTTGTTTCTGAAACCTTGCCATCGAGTTGAGTCTGAATTGCGGAGGTTACGCCATCGACATAGTTCAACTCTGTTACATCGAGCGTTGCGCCGTCAAGAATGTTTAGCTCTGCGGCAGTTGCGGTAACGTCACTAATCTGCGATGCCGTGATTGAGATAGCCGAACCGATGGCAGAGTAGTCAGCGTTTAGTGTGACATCTCCCGTCGTTCCCCCACCGGTCAATCCTGTTCCTGCGGTGACTGCCGTGATGTCGCCAGGTGCAATACCAGTCCATGCGCTGCCGTTGTAAACCTCTAGCGCGTCTGTGTCCTCAAGGTAAGAAACCATGCCTTCTGCGACTGCGGTTCCAAGTGCTGATCCGCGAGCGCCGGAGTCGGCGTAAACCTGCACTACTTGGTCTTGGATGTAGGACTGAAAGTCGCTGGCCTCTACGACCTCAGCGATTGCCCATTCTTTCCAGCTCACGATTCTCCCTAATAACCTAATTCATTTCCAAGTCTACCGAATACCAAGTCTGAAAGCCTCCAGAACTCCCCGTCGGTAGAGCCGAGTCCGAGCGTCACCTTGTGCGATGTCTCTGTGACTCTTTGTGCGATTCTAATTACTTCCGCGTATCTATCTATCTGCGGAGGGACGTTGTTAGGCGTGAACTTTACCTGCACGAAATCACCTAGCTCGAGATCGAGGATGCTCGACTGCGTCGCATCCGCTAAGTCGATAATCTCTATCTCAAGTGCCTCGAACCGATACTCGGGTTCGCCGTATTGTGACACTAAGTAAGTAGCTAGGTTCTGCGCGCTTGTGTCGTTGTCTAACGGCAGATTAGAACGAGTTAGGTTCTGGATGCCGTAGGTTTCTTGCGAGGCGCTGTCGTTTGCTGTGGCGGTTCCTCCGCCTTCGACTGAGACGACTATTTGGTTGTAGAGCAGCTCTGCGCCGTAGACAACCGAGAGATTCTGATAAGGAATGCCAGTGCCGTCATCGGCAAAGACTATCGGCGTGCCTGCGGATTCTGCCCAGCGATCAAGGAACTTTACATCTCCAGTCTTAGAGACAAACAACTCGCCAGGCTCGGACTCTGAGATTTTATTTAGGTAACTAAGCGCGTTTGTTCCCTCATCAATTACGTCTGCCTGTAGGTATTGCTGGCCAGTCTCTAAGTCGAGACGAGTTAGTGGCCATTGCACGCCAGAGTTCTGAAGGATTGCTTGCATTCGTTCACCGGTGTACTGAGCGGTTGCGGTTCCGCCTGAGAGTAATTGGTTAGCGAACTGCGCGAAAGCGTCTGAGGATTTGATTATGGCGTAGCTGTTACCCGATGGCTCGTAGCTCAGGTCCCAGTCGTCGATGACTGCCTCTACCTGGATAACGTCGTTCGAGGTGACGCGCACGCTGCGCTTAGGGATAATCTGACCGCGATAAGGACTTGAGCCGAATAGCGGATCGAAGATGCGTGAATTGTTGTCTAGCGTTACGTCTAGCTTGCCGGCTTGATAGCGGTCAAGTTGTCGAGACTTACCGCGACCAGTTGAGTATTGAACAACGTAAGGCGTTACGTCTTGATAGATTGCGCCGCCGAGGATTGTCTGAGGTGCGTCAAGGATTCCGTAGAACGCGTCGTCTAGCTTTGCGAACTCTGCGTCTGGCAATCCCGATAGGTCGAAGCCGATCTCAACTTTGTTCGTGGCCATTACGCCCTCGCAAAGACTCGACCGCTGGCTCGCTCGTAGCGGATAATCTCATCGACAATCTTGCGCCCGATGTCTTGCCCGTCTGCTCCCATGCCGGCGTTTACGGTGATGCTTATGTTTCCGCCTCCGCGCCCCATCATTGAGTCCAGTCGGTCGAGCGGGATAACCGCCTCGCCCTGTCCAGCCTCACCGATAATCGCAAGCGTTCCGCCTGGAGTCGGGAGGACGATGCCACCGTTAGCCATGCCTGGCACGTAGGTTTGCGAGCGTGTGTCTTGCGTGTAGTCGGATACTCCGCCGAATGGTGAGAGTTGCTTAGGCGCGATGCTAGTGCGGTTGAATGCTTTGATTGCATCCACTACTGCGGTGATGACATTTGCAAGCACCTCAAACGCTGTAGCCAAAATGCTAAGCCCAGTAATGATTACTCCGCCGGTGAGGTCTATCAAGAACTGCACGATTGGTTGCTGAATCAGCTCCCCGACCTTTTGCATAATCGTTCCGAACGCACGTCCCATCCGATCCAGAGCACCGAGGAAATACTCATTGGTTACGAGTCTGGTAACTGAGACGAGAACCGTGTCTGCCAAGATTGCTAGGAAGTCTGATACCTGCTTGATTGGCGTTTTCATGTTCTCGAACAAAGTCTTGAGGTGAGGCAGCGCATCCTCGACTAGTGGTGAGAGCTTGTTGTAGTTAGTCTGAAAGATTTCCTGAATGCTGTCAAACAACCTAAGCAGAGCAGGCGCGGCTTCGTCGATGAGCGGAGCAAAGCGATCGAGCAAGTCAAGTAGTCGCGGTGCAAGCTGGCCGCCGATTTCGATAGCCACGTCCATAAGTCGCGACTTGAGCAAGTCCATCTGCGCGTTGAACGACTCGAGTTGCTTGTTAGCTACCTCGTCGGTCGTACCTTGTGCGTTCCTAAGCTCTGCTTCATAGTTACGCAAAGCATCGCCGTTCTCCATGAGCAACAACAAACCGGCACGAGCCTGCTTAGTGAATCCAAGCTGGCTAATCGTTGCAATCTTTTGTTGCGTTGTCATCCCGCCAAGTGCGTTAGCAAAGTCGTCCGCGATGTCTGCGAAGTTTGACATCTCCCCTGAAGCGTCAAAGACTGAAATACCCAAAGCCTCAAACTGGTCAGGAACCGCCTTAGCTCTATCTGTCAGACCGAAGATTGTGTTTGTGAGCTGAGTACCAGCCAGTTCTCCCTTGACACCTTGATCTGCGAATACCGCTAGTGCTGCTGCACCTTCCTCGATGTCTTTGTTTACAGTCTTGAGAGCAGTACCGGCTTTAGTAGTGAGCGATGTAGAGAATTGCTCAATAGTTGCGTTTGCAAGTTGTGATGACCTGGCAAGAACATCGGATACCTTGACCATGTTTTCCATGTTGGCAATGGCGTCATCTTTGATAGATAGACCTAGAGCGCTTTGAGCATCTGTAAGCAAGTCGGTAGCTAGAGCCATGTCAAACATTCCAGCTTGAGCAAACTTGGCAACTGCCGGCATAGCTGCAATAGAAGCGGTTGCGTCGAGACCGGCGCTCGCAAGGAAGTAATAGCTCTCAGCGGCTTGCTCAGCGGAGAACGTGGTTGTCTTGGCTACTTCCCTAGCAGCCTCCGCCATGTCGTTTCTGAGGGCATCTGACACGTCGCCCATGATTGAGACGGACTGCTGTAGGGCAGCATCAAAGTTACCGAACTCGCGAATCGAGACGGTTGCGATACCAGCGATGGCTGCGGTGGCAGCGACGGCAGATTGCTTAGCGAACTGACCGAACTTCTTGAGACTAGACTCGGCTGCCTTTACTCCGGCATCGGAGAACTTGGAGACTATGGGGAGATTGATTGCCATTTAGAACTTCAGCCTCCTATTGACCTTTTGTGTGTAGCGGAGCACTACCGATCGAGCCAGGTCGATTGCGTCTGGTCTTAGTGAGCGGAACTTTGAGTAAGCGAAACGTCCGCCGCGTCCCTTCATCTTGTATCTGTCATTGAGGTTGCGAATCATTGCGCGTCCTCGGTTCGTTTGACCGCGAGTGCGTGAACCACCCAGCTCAGCGATGTAAAGCCCTCTGCGAGCAGCACGTGGCTGAATACGAATAGATACAAGGTGATTGCCGGTCTTGCGTGAGCGACCTGGCGTGAATGAAATCTTAGGCACTACGTCTGACCAGCCAGTAGCACCGGTGTTACCAAATCCCGATAGCGGAGGATCGCTAGGGACGTTCTGCGCTACCTGTTTTGCTAGAGGTGAGATTTTGCCTCGTAGTTCTTTTCTGAGTTCACGAACGGTAGCAGGGTCTAGGTCTCTTAGCTCTTTGATTGCCTCGCGGATTTTTTCCGCATTTACACTAGGTGTAATCATCCGCACGCTCCTCAGCTATAAGTTTACCGCTTCCGCTGTAAGCGCTGTCCTTTGAACTCGAGGTACTTACCAAGTGTCCAGAACATCCTCGGCTCAAGCTGGATGAGGTCTAGCGGACTAATGCCCGTTTCGACCGCCATCCAAGCTACGCGCCAATGGTAGGAATCCTCACCGAGAGGCTTTAGGCTTTTGGGTCGCCTTCGACTCCCTCGAGGGTATCTACCCATGCGTCGAACTCTAGCTTCGTCTGCGCGGTGCGCTTTTCTGCGTGCCACGCTAGGAAGTAGAGGTGAGTCATTCTGAAGTTGTCGTTGATCCGAGCAATGCTCAGGTCGAACTTTTCCTCAAACGCCATGATGTCAGCCGGTGCAGTTGCAACGGTTTTCTTCGTGCCGTCAGCGTAAGTGATGTGTAGGTTCGTTTGCATTTAGTTTCCTTATGCTGTTGCGCGTGTCACCGAACCGCTGGTTGGCCAGGTAACGCTCAGGGTAGCTAGGTCGCCTACGTTGGAAGCGAATGGCTGGTACTGAGTGACTAGGCAGTTAGCGGTGTAGCTTGGGTTGGTTGCACCGACAGATGAGCTGGTTGGCTTGACTACGACGGTTGCCTGAGTTCCCAGCAATGGGAATAGGGTTGCGTCTACCGAAGCTGCTCCGAAGTCTTGGTGAAAGTCCAGAGTAACCGAACCGTCCTTCAGACCACCGATGCGAGTCCTGAAGCCAGAACCGAACGCGGTTGTGTCCTGCTCTTCTGCGGTGATGTCGAGTGTAACTGCGGCCAGGCTTGAGCTGAAGTCTGACCCATTGATCGTGATGCTGTAGTCAGTTGCTACGAACTTGGCCACGAGTGTCTCCTTTATTCTGCGTAAACGGTCACGGCGAAGTCCGCCGCGATGTAAGTTGCTTCACCCAATAATACCGCACCAACGTTGGTCATCTCTATGACTCGAAGGTCGGCTACGAGGCCATTGAGTGTCCGGTCGGATTCGATGGCGTTCTTTACGGATGAAGCGCCCGAGGTGCTGGCATAAGCGTCTAGCCTTTCCTGCGCTCGGTTCTCAGTCACCCTTGCGACGATGACTGAAACTATAAATGAGTAGGTTGTTAGCCCTCCCTGGAATGCGGTGTCGTAGGAAACGTTGCCCATCTGGACGACGGCCTGCGGAGGGTTTGGGTTGTCTGGGACTTCGGCTGCGGTCCTAAGTCCGGTGATTGTTTGTAGGTTGGTTGCGATGCCATCCCGAATCTGGGTAATGGTTGGCATTAGGCAGCACTTACCTTCTTGAACGGCATAATCAGCGCGTCTACGTCTGGATCAATCTTGCCTACTCGGATTGCACCTAAGTCTCCAAAGCCTGCAACACCGAGCGGTGAGTCGTAACGCTTGAACTGCCTCATTGCGAGCAGGATGGTTGCCTGCTTGATTGCGACCGGCACGCTAGTCCATCCCCACGTTCCCGTCACCTGCACGGTTGCTTCGTTGCTGTTCGTGCTTGTCACGGTCCAGATAGGCCATAGGTAATCACCGATTGCCCTAATGTCTGTATACGGTGAGTAGCTTCCGCCGACTTTCCCGTTTAGCGGATGTAGTTCGTAGTCGGTTGTCTCCCAGGTAACGTCGAAGTTGCCATCGGCAGCCGAGGAAGTCTTGATATTTGTCACGGTTGCGAGGTCGTCAATCTCGACCAAGTAGGGATCAGTCGGAATAAATACTCTTGATGCGCTGCCGGCGTTGTAGAAAATCCTGTCGCAAACTCCGTCAATCTGTCGGCTTGCACCCTCGACGCTAAGTTCTAGTAGTGCGTCATCGACCGAGTCGGTAATTCTAAGTGCCGCTTTGATGTCGCTTAGCGTGCAGTATCCGTTAGTTATGGCCATGCTTCTAGTCTACCGCTAACTCTGAAAGCATTTCCTGAATCGATGGAGCCTGCGAGTAACCTGCCTTGAACCAGAGCAAGTCGTTTAGATAAGGCCTCACCGTACTCAAGGTTCTATCTACGATGCCGGTGATTTCGGGAACGATGTTTAGGTCATCTCTCTTAGTTCGCTTGGCTATCATCTGAATAAGCTCATGCTTCGTCACGGCATCTCTAGGGACTAGATGTTGCATCCCTGCGAAGTAGAGGTCGTTGTCAATAACCGCTCGCACGATCGAGGCAAACGCGTCAGTCGTTAGTCCGTTCCAGCGGTGTCGCACGTAGCCGTGAAGTGTTGCGCCTTGAGGTTGAGTTCTTACCCACTCAAATAGCGAACGCTTAGAGGTCAGCTCGGGACCGATGATTGAGCAGCGCAAGTTCATAATGCTAGGCAGCTCTCCGAGTATCTTGCTTCGCCCGTAACCATCGTGAGCGTTTCTAAGTGATTGTTCGCTGTAGTTACCGGCGTCGCCGTAGAACGCGCAGTCTGTAGCGATCTGGATAATGCGGAACTCGCCATCAGCTCTAAGGAAGTGCGGGAACTCTGAGTTCAGCCGCCTCATGTCGTTGAGGTCGTAATTCTTTTGAGGTATTGCGCCTATGCAATTCACTACGTAGTCCTCATGCGTGAGTCCGTACTTGGCTACTGACTCCGGTGCGGTGTAGTCAGTGCGTGATGGCGCGATTACGTTCAAGCCTTCTAATGCTTTCACGACTCGATGCCCTAGCATCCCCTCAGCGCCTAGAACCAGAATCTTCATAGCAGTCCTAAGTCCTTTGCTAGTTCGTGTACCTGCGCCGAACCTCGCGCCTTTACGGATGGGTTTTGTTGCCCTCCGCTCATTGTCAGTCTGTCAGCTCCGGTGTCAAAGATGATTCTCTCGGTCGGTGAGTTGAACGGACGCACGATGCCCTTAGCGACCGCCTTGACCATTAGTGCCCAGTCTGGGTATTGGAAGTTGTAGTCGAATCCACCCGCCTCGACGTAGAGGTCTTTCCGCATTGGTTCTGCGCCTGGCATTGTGAAGCGGTGCGGAATCATGCCGGCATCCCAGTAGCCTCGCCAGACGTGTCCGGTTTGTTTGACAACTAGCGAATCGATAAGCAGGTTGTAACCTTCGCGGTCTGCCTGATCGATAGTGTCTAAGGCTGCGGGCAGAAACACGTCATCGACGTTGCAGATCGCTATCCAGTCACCGGTGCTCTGCCTTATGGCGTAATCCCAGAGTCGGTAATCCTTTGGCTTGAGCCAGTGCGTTTGTAGCGGGATGTCAGTCTTTAGATTATGTAAACCTTTGTTTTGTTCATCCGTCACCAGAACAATCTCGTCCGGTTGTCGGTTGAGTCCGTGAACGCCATCGAGCCAGCGATCTAGGAACTCGCCGTAGCTTTCTCCCCAGATTGCGAGCGGCAGACTAATTCGCGTCAAACTTCTCTTTCCAGAATGGCAGCCAATACTTATCCCAGACCTTATCCACGTCAAACTCTTTAGCAAACGCCATAGATGGCTCTGAGAGTCCGCGAGGTGCGTTGTGAGCCTCTTTAAGTGCTTCCACGATTGATTGCACCAACGGGATACTAAAGAACGCTCCTTGCGCCTCGTCCCAGAATGGTTGCCCTCCGACTATCCAAGAATCCTCACCGGCTAAGTCTTGCGTTGCGGCGAAGCCCGAAGTAATGACTCTGGTCCCGCAGGCTTGCGCCTCAACAACCGGCACGCCAAAGCCCTCGCCATAGGACGTTGCCAGTAGCGCATCTGAAGCCGTGTAAACCGCCGCTAAGAACTCTTGCGGGTATCCGGTGCGGAGGATGTCGCTGTCTGCCATAAGCACGCAGCTCTGATCGAGTCCGCAGGCTTTGAGTAGGCGCGGGATGTCGAATCCGCCGAATGCTTTGTTTGGTTCCATGTGCAGGTAGAGATAGCTGTTCGGGTATTCCTTGCGGAACATTCCGAAGGCTAGGAACTGCTCGGCTAGGGACTTGCGGTGAATCTGGCCGTTAGCTTTGTTGGCTTGCACCATCGAAACTAGGAACGCATCTTCGGGGACTTGCAGATACTCTCGCGTTGGCATCCCTAGATAATCGTCGGTTGGCTTGAATACTTTTGTGTCTACCGCGTGCGGAATGTAGGTCGAGTCAATACCGGCATCCTCTAGTTGCCTCTGGCCGTGCGGACTCATAGTGACTGGCGTTACCTGGTCGCGCAGTAGGAACTTAGCAACCTGCGGAGGTAGCGTGATGTGATCTAGCGGAACCCAGCTAATGATGTCACCGTCGAACTTCAGGTTGTTGTAAACCCAGACATCGTAAAGCGTGAATAGGTAGTTCTTGAGCGTCGGGAATGACGAGGTGAAGTCTTTGTGCCATAGCTGCATCACGTCCTCGCTGTAGAGAACCTGACCTCGCGGGTAATGCTTTACGTCACCATGCTTTGTTCTTATTGTGTCCACGCGACCTTCGAGGCCGTAGTTGGAGAGGTTGGCTACTTTGATGCCGTGCTTGAGTAGTTTCTCAGCGAGATACTTACCCTGCACGCCGTAGCCGGTTGATGAGCCGATTGAGTTTGAGGCGAGTGAGACTGCGCCTTGCATTTTGTAGGTTGCCATGTTGTTACTCTAACAAAAAAAGACCGGCCCAGCGGAACCTACAACGCTGAGCCGGTCGGCTTTTGTGGTAACGACTAAGCGTGTACCAGGTACTTCACATGGCTGGAATGCGTGAGTGCGCCGTCCATTCTGTATGTGAAACGATACGCCGTGACATCGTTTGCAAAGTAGGCATCCGATGAAGTGGCAACCTCAAGACCGGTGGTTACGATCTTGTAGCTTGGGAAGTGTCCGAATAGGACGGACTTGTTTCCAGTGCCTACGTCAGCCATTGCTGGGTTCTCAAAGATTGAGAATCCTGCAAAGTTATCTGGCGCACCTACGTTTACGGTGTAGAGGTACTGGTTGTTGTCGTCCTTTAGCTTCCTCATAACGCCGAGGGTTGAGGTGTTACCCATGTAGCCGACACCTGGCAGACGACGTGCTGCACCGTCCAGTGAGAACTGGAGGTCGATGAGCTGGTCTGCGGTGAAGGTAGTGGTTCCACCAGTTACACCGGAACCTGCTGCGGGGACAATACCCTCAGTCTCGGTCGAACCGGTACCGACAGTTGCAAGGTCGTTGATCTTGAAACCGATAGCGTTACCTGCCTGCTCAGCGATGACAGACTCGATGTCGAATCCAGCGTCGTCAATCAGTTCGTTCGCAATTTGAACGATAAAGCCCACCTTTTTTGGCGTGAGCAAAACGGAATCAAATGTTGGATTTGACTCTGCAATTGCGGAACCGGCTGCGTACTGAGTAGCGGTTGAGTAAGCGGTGTACGTTGGAATGCGAAGTGACTCGCCCGAGGCACGGGTAATTACGTCGGATACGTCCAGCATTGGACCGACTAGACGTGCAAGGCCGTAGACCTGGTCTAGGAATCCTACTGGGACGGTAGCGGTAGCAGGCACGAGTGCGCGCTTCTCGCTGTTGAATGTGTGTGAGCGAACCTCGCCACGTGCAAGTGCACGGAATACGTCGGCATCGCTTCTCTTCTCTTCAGCTGGAACAAAGCCCTTAGCAGCCTCAGCTACCTCAAGCTTGCGCTCTTCGGCGCGCTGTGCAGTCGAAATTGACTCTGCAGCGCGGTCCATGTCGGCCTCAATGCGACCGATCTTCTCTAGCTCAGCAGCGTCTAGTCCGCGAGACTCGGCCTCAGCCGACTCGATAACGTCCTTCATCTGCTCGTAGAGGTTAGCGCGGAGTTCCTGCTGGCTCTTGATGAACTCAGACAATGTTTTCTCCTAATTGGTTAGTTATTCGTAATGCGGCGCTAACGCTCAGCAAACACGGCAGAGCTAACTCACTTCCGTTATGTAAAGTTTACTGCACCGAGTGCAGACAAAAAGAAACCCTCCGGCGAAAGATAACCGGAGGGAAGAAACGCAGCTTGGCAGCCTACGCCAACAGGGGAACTAGCGCGTTTCGGCTGGCTTGGTTACACGCGTTTCTTTTTTTGCGGGCCGCTCGAATGGCGTGCCATCCTGCACCTTGCCGTCGCCGTCGCCGTCTTTGGCTTCTAGCTTGTAAGGTACGTCGGAGTCCAGGCTAACGATCGCTGCTGCCCATGAATCAGCTAGGTCTGCGATTGCGCCGGAAGTAGGGTTGCCTGCAACGTCGAGGATGGTTGCCTTGACCTCATCGAAAGTAGCCATTAGAGAACCTTTTGTAGTAGTGCGAGTTTCTGCTTTTTGAGTGCAAGTAGCGCGAGGCTGTTATCTGCCTCTGGTGCTTCCTCGTCCTCTGGTGAGACTGAGTCGATTACCTTAGTGAGTAGGTTGCGGTCGTCGCTAGTGATTTCCTCACCCTGCTCTAGTTTCATAAGTGCATCAGCAAGTGCGTCAGCATCTACCTCGGCACGCTTAGCAAGTTTGTCTAGTCCTCGGACCTGAGCTGTTCCGTTTGTTTGCTGGTAGGCGGGGAATGGTGTCAAAGATACTTCGTGAAGCCTGACTGACTTGAGTGTTCTCTCAGTTCCTTCGCCGTTCCACTCATCGCCTCCGCGACCTGGAATTGTGAAGCCAAAGCTGAATCCCGTTACGTCTCCGCGTGAGATTAGTTCTTTTGCGTCGCGTCCGTGAGTTGTGTTTGGCAAAGTTGCCTCGACACGCAGTCCGCGCTCGTCCTCACTAAGTGTCAAAGTTCCTGCGCGGGTTGAACCCATAACCGCACCGGTGTCGTGATTCCAAAGCAACTTTACGTCGTTCCGTGATTTCAGTGAGCGAGTAAACGCGCCAGGTGCAATGACCTCGGTGAACCCGCCTAGATTCTCTGATCGTGAGTTGAACAATGCGGCATAACCAGTCAGCGTCATCTGGTCGCCTTCTTCGCGTAGTTCTAGTCCGTGCTCGAACTCGCGTGTTTCCAACTTGCTCAATGTCTCGCCTTCCGTACGGCCTTCATTTTCTTCATTCAGTCTAGCAACTACGCCTTCCGCATAGGTCAAAGCACGCTGGGCAGAGCGACGTGTTCCGCCACCTCCCCAGAGCGCAATTGCGACTACGCCTGGACTTGGATAGTCGTCTGAGTCTGCTTTCGCTGCCGGTGCGTCAAAGTCCACCATGTGCCTTGCAAGGAATGCGCGAAGTCTTACCCACTTGTCGGCAGTCATGTTGCCCTCGGCCATTGCCCGAGCTTCGCGGATAGTGCGTGGCAATAATCCATCGCCTGCGCGTCCTTCATCCACCCAACCGAGTCCACGTCTAGCGCTGGCTCTAAAGTAAGCCGGAGGTTCTAAATTTACTTGGCGTGCTTCACGCTTACCGCCTGGCTCCATGTCCTCAGCGATTGAGACGGCTACCATCTGATCGACGGCAGATTCTTTTGTGTCGTGACAACCGATAACCTCACCATCGTCCTTTTCGACTGCCCAACCTGAGCAGTCTGGATTCTGGTCTGAGATGTAGTACGGCATTAGTCCTGCCTCATAACTACGACGGTGTTAGTTCCGCCATCGCTAACTGCGGTAAGTGATTCGCCTCCGCGCACGTCGAGCTGAATCATCTCATGACCGCGAAGGGTAACGGCTGAGCCTGCGGAGCTACCTAGCCAGATTTGGTTTAGGCCGTTGTATTTCTCAGAGAAACTCAGGTTTAGGAATACGTTGGTTATCTGATTGCCGTTGTTTACGAACCGGAATACGTAATCTTCATCTGGCTTAAGTGTGTAAATTTTGATGCTGCCCATGCCTCCGCCGGCTGCGTGCTTATCTGCGGTGAGGTATTCACTTGCGATAACGCTTCCACCGGTGACGGTCGATGCGCTGCTGAGGGTCGAGATTGCGTTGTCGGCCATGTTGCGGTTCATGTTGTAATTAGGTATAGCAGCGCCCGATGTGGTGACAGTTGCGCCCTCGATCAAGGTTGCAGTGACATTTGACACGTCGCTAATGATTTCGTAGGACTCAATCTGCAATCCTGCGGAGCCAGTCGTAATCGCGAAGTTCACCGTGCCAGCTGACGATACTGCGAACTTTTTTGCGAGATTGTAAAGGAATCCTGCACGCGCGTATTCATCTACTTCAGATAGAGGCTCAAGGTTCTGAATCCAAATCTTTTGCGAGTCAAAACTCGCAGGCAGAATCTCGACCGCTGAGTCGGTGACTTCGAATACGTTGTAGGTGATTGCCATTTAGACCTCGTATGCCTGCTCTGGGTCCTCGGGATTGAGGTTCTGCAATCCCTGAAGCTGAACGCTTGGGACTCCGGTGTGGTCGATGTCTTGAACACCCATCGCTGCCAAAGCCTCGGCTGGTGAGAATCCAACCATGACTAGATCACGAACCATAGTCACGCGCTCGCGCATTGCCTTTAGGTCGGCAGCATCAAGGTTTACGTTTGCCAATGGTACGCGTGGCTGGCTTGCAGCGTTGTCATCGATTGGTCGAAGGTCCTCGTAAGAACGAACTTCGTTGATGCTCATTGCACCGGACTGAAGCATTGTCGAGTAGCTGGAGGTTCTGCTCTGGAGGTCTGCTCTGGCAAGTCCATCTAGGTTGAACTTGATGAATGCGCCTGCTCCGCCTTGTGAGCGACGCATAAGCGGGCTGAGTGCGCCCTCGATCTTGCCGACGATAGGACGAAGCCCGTGAGTAATCCATGCAAGGTTAGTCTGCTCGACCGACGCGTAAGAGTTTGTGCCTGGCAGTCCTAGCAGGTGCGGAGGGACGTTGAACGCTCTGGCTACGTCTGCGATTGACTGGTTGCGTGATTCGACCAGCGTGGACTTCTCTGGGTCGGTCTGAGTAGAGATGAACTTAGCGCCGCCTGAAAGAACGCCGGTGCGGTGTCCCTTTTTCCAGCCTCGGTGTCGGTTGTCGAAAGCTGAGGCGAGCTGATCGGCTTGCTCTTTGTTTAGGTTGCCAGGGAACTCGATAACTCCCTGAAGGTTAGTGCCCTGACCGAAGAACGATGATGCGTAACGCTCAAGTGCTAGTGCAAGGCCAAAAGTTTCACCCATTGCCTTGATGCGAGAGATGCCTCGGATTTCACCAGGCTTCATTACGTCTGGGATGTAGATGATTTCCTCGCTGGTCAGCATCTTGTCCTCGCCCTCGACACGGAACATTAGGTTGCCGAGTCCGTTGCGGGAGATGTCTACAGTTTGAGGATTGAGAACGGTTAGGTTTACGACCTCGCCGCGTGTGTTGCTAAAGACGCGAATGAAGCAGTTGCCCTCGAGCAATAGCGAAACGATTACCTGGTTGTAGAACGCCTCGCGTGGAATGTTTACGTCTGGCTGCGATACCCACTCTGGTCGAGGACGGAATGGGAAGCGGGCGCCGTCTCTGCGAATGTAAGCATCTAATGGCAGCGTGCTAATTGTGTCGGCGATTAGTGAGATTGCGCTGAATACCGCGTTCACTTGGAACACGGTGTCGCTGTTTATGTAAGTGCCGGAGTAGTTGCCGAAGGTGATGTCATCTCCCGACTGGAAGATGGACTGATACGAGATAGCCCTTCGCTCAAACAACTTGTCAAACATTACCTACGCTCCAGACTTATCCCGATCAAGATTGCAAAGATTCCGCCGATGATGAAGCCTGCGGGAATGTAGATTAGTCCAGCGCCAATTGTCACTAGGACTGCTCCGCTAACCTGCACGATGTCGCTCATAAATTCCTAAATAAAAAATTGCGGCGTAATCTCTGGTTCAAGTTTACTACTCGCTCGGTCGTAAGCCATAAGTAGGGCAATAGCCAAGTCGATTTTCAGCTTTGGGTTTCTGTAATCCTTAGTTATTCTCGCGCCGCGATTCGAGTCAATCTTGAGGATGCAGTTGTCTAGGTGTCGCCCTAGTGCAGCGTCGCCGTTGTGAACAATCTTGCCGTTCATAATCGCTTCGTAAAGCTTGGCAGTTGCCGGCACGGTTCGGCTGATGGTGTTCGGGTATTCGATTACGGTCATGCCTGCTTCGGACCATTGGAACATCTCGTCTTGCCAGTAGGTCGGGTCGCAGACAATCTCTCGGCAGTTAGGGTTGGCAAAGAACCAATCTATAACCGCCTTACTTACTTCGCCTTTGTCGACAATCCAAGAATCGTCATCGAGGGCAAAGTCCTTCTCCCAGTGCGCTACGCGAAACGCACGGTAAACGTCATCTTCCGTTCGCGGAAGTATCACGGCAACCAAAGCGGTTGAGTCGTTTTTCCACGATCCGTCGAAGCCGAGGATGTATTCGTCGTCTGGTTGCAGCTCAAATGTTTGCTCTAGTTCCTGCCAAGTGCCAGCCGGTAGCCAGGCAGACTTTGTATTCACCCATTGGTTCACGCGCTTGATTCTGAACTCTGCTTCGGGAGTTGTCCGTACAGCGGAGACAAAATCGTCAGCGGAGCAGATGTCCCCATAGCCTGGGTTCGCCTCTCTCCACGTATCCTCGGAGCGATGGTCGGCATTCTCTGGTGCTTCCCACCATGCCATGAAGTAGGTTGAGTCCTCGACCTCGCCGTTAGCGATGCGCTTGCCGTAGTTGTAAAGGTTGAACGCGATCGAGTCTTGTCCAGTCTGGTCGCTGCGTGTTCCTGCCGTTGTAATCCCGACCATGTGAGCGCGGTTGCCTCGAGCACCCATAGCCAAACTCATAACGTCCCAGAGTTCGCGTGTCGGCATGGCGTGAATTTCATCAGCGTAGACTGCGACTGGTGATAGTCCTTCCTTCGAGTAAGCCTCGGCGCTGAGGACTCGATAAACCGAACCGGTCGAAGGTATCTCGATAGCATCGCGGTAGAGCTTTGCCATGTCTGAGAGTTCTTTATGAGACTCGATGATGCGCTTAGCGTCTGCGAATACGATGCGAGCCTGCTCCTTTTCGGCAGCGATTGAGTAAATCTCAGCGCCTCGACCGCCTAAGACATAGAGATCGGCCAGTGCGAGCGTGCTGGCGATGGCGCTCTTGCCGTTCTTCCTCGGCAAACCAACGTAGCTAATGCGATGTTTGAACCCGCCTCTGCCGTCGTCAGCGTAGATTCTTTTGACCATTTCACGCTGCCAGTCGCGAAGGACTAGCGGTGATCCTGCGGGACCTGCGACCGAGTCCTTAGTGATGACACCGAATAGATCGATGAATTGCAGCGCGGCCTGAGCACGCTTGCCGCCTAAAGCTTCCTCTGGCACGTGCGTCAGATAGCGCGGTGGCCAGGTGTTACTCACTCATAATCCTTTGGAGTTCTTGTATCTTGCTTTCGGTTTTCGCAAGGGTAAACCCGAGGCGTGAGCGGTCGGATGGAGTGAAGCCCAGTAGTCCGAGGTTGGCGCTAATTGCTTTTTCCAGTTCGTTCAAGTTCTTATTTATCGTGCGGTCGTTTGGATTGTCCGGCACTAGCGCCATGAGCGCGTCGCGTCGATCGAGTTGCTCGCAAGTCATCTGCAATAAGTGAACGTCGATTGTCGGACTCACCCATAGCTCGCCGTGCTCGAACACCGAGTCCCATAGTTGCTTGCCAGAGAACTCAAGCGGACGTATTGGTTCGCGTCGGCCTTCCCCTAGTTGCATAAGCTCTCCGCCGTTAGGTAATGGCCTGCGTCCTGGGTTGCCTGTCAGCTTTTTTTGTTCGACTGGTTTCGCCGGTCTGCCTGCGGGCATCCTGTCCCCTTTCACTACTGCCCTCAAGCCTAGCCTCCCCTTCAATAATTTCGCTACTCTGTGAAAAAAGG